GGCTCGCAGCATAGCCGCCGTGATCCGGACAAAGCCATTCAGACGTTCGGCTGGTCATGTCGTGGTAATACGTCACTTTCAGCGTATCCGGTTTGCCCTCTTTGCCTTTCCACCGCTCATAGGTCACATCTTCAACGTCAAGCCATTCCGCAACGACTTGATTGCTCATCATCGCTCCGCCGTAGGATTTCGGCGCGTGGTTCAATTCAGGCGCAGGAAATTCGTGGCTGCAAGTCGGGCAGTATCGCGTGGCCGTCGGCAGCATCTCTTGGCATTCGGGGCATTGCTTGGCCGGTGCTTCGCCATCGCCAGATCCGCCTTGCTTCTTGGGCTTCACCGCGTCGATAAACCCATGGCGCGCCACGTTCTCGCCATAGTCGAGGATCAGGCAGTTTTCCTTGCCTTCACACAAGCGCGTGCCGCGCCCAACCATCTGGATGTATAGGCCGGTCGAGAGCGTGGCACGAACCAGCGCGACAAGATCCACGTTTGGCGCGTCAAAGCCCGTCGTGAGAACATTGCAGTTGACCAGGCAGCGAATCTGTCCGGCCTTGAACCGCGCAATGCGTGACGCTCGATCTGCCTGTGTATCTTCGCCCGTCACAACCTCGCAGCTGTATCCTTCAGCCTCGATGCCATCGGCAAGCATCCGCGCGTGATCAACGCCCGATGCGAACAGCAACCAGCTTTTGCGGTCCTGGCCGAGCGCGATGATTTCGGCAACTGTCGCCGCAACCAGCTCAGGGTCCGACGCCGCCATTGCCAAGTCGCTTTCGTTGAACTCCCCCCCGCGCTTTTTGACGTTGCTCAGGTCGATCTGCTTCAGGCCGCCCTTTGATATGACCGGCGACAGATATCCTTGATCCATCAACATCCCGACGGGGATGTCATACGCAACGCCGTCAAAGATTGCGCCATTGCCTTCGTGCAGCCTGCCGCTGTCCAGCCGGTAAGGCGTGGCCGTCAACCCGACGACCTTCACGTCCGGATTGCAGATCTTCAGATCCTTCAGGAACTTGCCATAGCGCGTCTCGCTGTTCTTCGGCACCATGTGCGCTTCGTCGATCAACACCAAGTCAGGCGCGGGAATCATCTGATAGGCCCGCTGATAGACGCTCTGGATGCCTGCAAAGGTGATTGGCTTGTCTAGACGCTTCTGGCCGATGGACGCGCTGTAGAAGCCCAAATCGGCCTCTGGATACATGCGCAGCAATCCCTCCGCGCCTTGCTCCAACAATTCCTTCACATGCGACAGGACCAAGACGCGGGTGCCGGGAAAGAACATGGCGTCTTTGACGATCTGTGCGATGATCGCCGTCTTGCCCGCCCCGGTCGGTGCCACGATCAGCGGGTTTTCACCCCGCCCATCGGCCCAGTATTGATAGAGGCCGTCAACCGCGGCTTTTTGATAGTCTCGGAGTTGGAAAGTCATTTCATTCTCCCGTCGAACAATTCTTCGCTGTTTTTGTGGTTTACAACGACTTCGCCTTCTTCGTCGTGGTATTCAACACGATCCGGCGAGGCGTCGATGATTTCCCACCCGCGCGGCATGATCTGCGGGATGTAGATGTGATCGTCGCAAAGCCCGTCGGCCTCCCAGCCTTTTCCGCATGACCATGTGCCATCGCGCTCTGGCGTGACATGCGCGCACGTCCGGCAGCTCGGCTCAGGTATCTTGCAGCCCCAGCAGACAGCCCAATAGGGGCAGAACTTGCAGGCAAAGGACGATGGGTCCGACGCAATGCGGTCCGGCGGCAGGTCTGAAAACACAATGCTGTCGGCCTTGGCGATCAGCTTCATCGACAGCGCGGCGTCATACTTGATGCGCTCGCCGTAGATGGCGTCTGTCTCTTTGCAAACGGCAAAGAAATAGCAGCGCTTTAGGCCGGACAGGTGCATCCCGACTTGGCACTGCGACCAATATGTCGGGTTCACCGCCTCAAGCCCCTTGGCAGACAGCGCCTTGAATGACTTGGTATTCATCGTCTTGAACTCCAGCGTGTGGGGTTCCTTGCTTTCCGCAAAGCCCTCGCCGACGCCGTCCAAACTCAATGCGAAGTGTCCGCCGCAGGCGTCAAATCGCACCTGCTTGCCGGTATCCGGATCACGGTCCCAGATGGTCACGCCCACATCGCGCAGGTTCTTTACGACGCGATCTTCTTCCCGGTCGCCCGTCTCGAACAGGCGCAGCATCCGCCCTTCAAAGTGCGGTGTCCAAGCCCAGCGAAATTGATACCAAAGCGCGCGCGAGCAATCCCGCCCGATCTGTGATCCGCCGAGGTGCGGGCGGTGTTCGTTTTTCCGCTTGGCCTTATAGTGTTCAAATATGCGCTTGATGGTTTCGGGGGTGGTGTGTTGTTCGAGGTTCATTGTCGTCTCCTTCTTTTCATGACTTGGCCCCCGCAAGGGCCAAGGTAGAAAAGACTTAGCGCTTCCAAGGTGGCGTTGCCGCCGCAGCCGCTGGCGCTGCTTCAGACGGTGCCACTGATGCCAATGGCGCAGACCCGACAGCCGCATACTCTTTGAGTTCGTTCGACGGGCCGTAAGCGCCGTCACCGGGCTTTACCGCAACTTTCACCATGAAAGGCTTGTCGTGGAAATCCGCGCCGCTCTTTGGCGTCATTACACCCACCGCGTGGCAGATGCTGGAGAGGGTGCGCTGCGCAATCTCTACGGCTGTCGGATTTGGGTTTTTGAGGTTGAGCCGCTCAATAAGCTTGCGCCCCTGATGCTGCCCCTCGATGATCTCAACGCCAAGCTGCAAGTAGCTGCCGGTCATTGCCTTTGTCGGCTTTTCTTCGGATGAAGTGAAGACAGCCTTATACCAGCCCGCCGCAATGGGTTCGTATGATGCGGATGGCTCGATGGTGTTTGCGTCAAATCCTGAAAGATCCATGTCGTATTCTCCTTATTTCGCTACAAAATTGTCAAAAGGGTTGCCGCCGTCGAAGGTGAAGCGCAGTGGCGCATCAATCGAAAAACGGTTCTTGGTCACGCTGGCCGCCTGCGGGTGGCAGATGATTTCGCGTTCGCCGGTGCTGATGGCGCGCTTCTTGTCGCCGTCGCCGCGTGTGTGCGTCACCAGCCTGATCATGCAAACCGCATCCACGTTGTCGGTGTAGTGGGATATCGACTTCTTGTGCAGCCGCACCGAATAGCGGTTGTAACTATCCATGTCCGGCAGATCCATCGTCTCAGTGTCGGCGTGGCCGATAAAGACGATATTCATGCCCTTGTCATAAGCAAGCTGACCCGCCCACTCACGAACCTGGCGATGCTTTTCTGCTGCGGTGCTGTATCCGGCACCATATCCGCCGCCAGCCTGATTGATCGACTTGGCTTTTGGATCGGCGGCTACAATTTCGCTTTCGATCATGGTGGCAAGCTGCGTGATGCTGTCAAGCACCAGCGTTTTGTGGTCGTGGTCCTGCGTGGCAAGAGCCTCAATGGCGTCCAGCACGTCTTGGACAGTATGCGCCACCGGAAACAGGGATACGCCCTCATTGCCTTGCAGCGACGCCGTGCCGTCTTCGGTCCGGATAAAGACAGGATTCGGGAACATCGCCGCCAGCGTTGTCTTGCCCATACCGCCTTCGCCAAACAGCGTGATGATGATGGGCCGCTGCCCCGTTGGCTTGCTCAGTTGTGATAGGTCAATCATTTCAATTCCTCCATTGCATCTCGTTCTTCCAGCGCAATCTTGATCGCAACGCCCAATGCGCCAACGATTGCCTCGGCCTCTTCAATGGTAAAATCTTCCAAGTCTGGCTGTGATTTGCCAATATTCGTTGTCGCAATACCAACGGTCCCCCGACCCTCACCGACCATAATAATCAGGTCTTGGCCGTCGTCTGCTTGTACCTTGATGATCATTTCAATTCCTCCACCTTCACAGAAATCTTGCCCGGCTTTGTTGTGAACGCCTCGGCGACCATGCCCCAAAAAACTGGCTCGTTGTTGGCGAGGTATTTCATGCCAGCGGGATCTGCTTTGATTTCGGTTTTGACCGGGTGCATATCCA